ACTTAGCCCTTTACTGCCTGTTCGCCGGGAAGTCATAGAACCGTATCAAGAAACTTTTTCAGAATCTTACGTTGGTCCCGATGGACAAATATATGTAGATAGAACGGTAACACCCGGTCAGTATGGCGAGCCGGAGTTTGCCGCCCCTCAAGCAATTTCGGTGTTATCTGAAGTTCCGGGCATGATTGCAGAAGGTATTGCATCTTTGCCCGAGACTCTTCAAAACATGGATATTCCGCAGGCCGTTGAGCAGTTTAAACGCAGGGCATTAATCTCATCACAAGCCGCCTTGGAGGGTAAAGAGAAAGTATATGACCCCCAAACAGGAACTCTTGTAGATTCGTCAGAAGCTCTTTTAGGCGCACCAATGCTCAATGCCCCCGGAACAGCCATAAGTATTGCCCAAGCGGGCGATGCAGGTGGCACGGTGCTTGGGATAATGGGCGGCACACGTGCAAAAAGTGGCAAGAAAACGAAGCGACAAGTAGATAAATTGCAAAAAAAAGGACTTGAGGAACAAGACCTTTGGGACGCGCAAAGCGGCCAGAAACACAAAGGTTATTACGGGGAATCCGATGGTTTGTTTCGTTTTGAAATAGACACCTCTGATGCCAAGTTTGCTTCAGACACCCTAGATTTAAAGCCGTATACAGGCACAAATCTTGAAGACGTGATGGATTTTCCAGAGTTGTATGAAGAATATCCCGATCTTAGAAAGCTGAAAATAACTAGATTAACGCCCGAAATGAATAACAATAAATCGGTGTATTTGAAGGCTGATTACAACGAAGCTGGCGATGCTATTAGACTTGGCGTTGATCCTGAAATGGGTTTGGATAAACCGACTTTGGCGGCTTTATTGCATGAAGTGCAACATGCTGTGCAAGGAAGAGAGGGGTTTGAGCGAGGAGCTTCTAGTACATTTTTGTACCCCAGCCTTGATAACGCTCAGACAGCTTTTGACGAAGAGAAAAGAAATTTAATAGACAACGCGACAGTAGAACTTAGGCAAAAACTTTCTCAAGAAGCACAATCAATACTTCCTTTTAAACCTATCAACCAAGTGCTTGTTGTTGAGGGGCTTGGGCTTGATGTAAGTGACATTAGAAAAATAGCAGAGTTTTCAAAATACAGTCCAGAGCAAAGAGAATTGGCTCTAGACGCTTTGGCAGAAAAATACAAAGGCAGAACAAATACTCGTGGTAATGAGTACACCCGTGGAAGTATGGAAACAGCCGTTAATGACGTTCAAAAGACTATCAAGCAATTTGGTGACGTAGACAAAATGTTAGCGGTAAGGGGGGCCATTGAGGAATTTTTACCCCGTTTTTATAGCATTGAAAAAGGTGTTCGCGATATTGCTGAAATGTCTATGGAAAGTGGTAAAGCTTATTTAAAAGTTCCGGGTGAGGTTGAATCTCGTACAGTAGAATCTACTTATCTGGAACAAAAAGGTGCGGGCAGAGACATTTACCCCACCTTACGAACAGAGCAGGCCAATCCGGAAAGAGCCCTTGACCCCGGCCAGTATATTTACCCAATAGGAGAAGACACTCGTTCCCGCGGGGTGCCTCCACCTTCAAACCAATCATCTGTTAAAGACAAAGCAATAGCGGGATCTTTGGGGGCGGCGGCAACATTAGGTGCGGGAGCAACGGCTTCAAAGATACGAGAGGAAGAGGAAGAGCCCACTCGTCGTAGGTTGACGGAAGAGGAAATGCGGGCACGGCGTATACCTTTGGAGGCCGCTATGGGCGGCGGTGTGGGTTCTATGGCCCCCGTAGCACGGAACATGTTCCAAGGGTATGATATACGACGCGGCGTGGGCGCATTTGCCCCATACACTAGGAGAGCCTGATGGCCAATGGTGACGATAAAGCACAGCTATCCTCGTTGATGGATAGCACGGCCCCTCTTTCTGAATTAGAAGATTCCGATCTTGAGTTGGACATTGAGGTAGCCGCACCCGGTACTTTTGTAGGTAAAGTCAACGAAGTTTTGCCAGAGGGCATAGAGATTGAGGCCGAAGAAGATGGTGGAGTTATTGTCGATTTTGATCCTATGGCCATGGTTGGCCTTGATGACGGCGATTTCTATCGCAACTTGGCGGAGGAGTTGGACGATAGAGAGCTTGGTCGCCTATCTTCAGAGCTTTTAGGCGAGTTTGACGCTAATAAAGCCTCTCGTTCTGATTGGGAAGATGCGTATTCCAAGGGCTTGGAGCTTTTGGGATATAACTATGAAGAGCGCACAATGCCCTTCAGAGGGGCTACCGGCGTAACGCACCCTTTGCTTGCAGAAGCGGCCACACAGTTTCAGGCACAGGCTTTTAACGAGCTTTTGCCGCCATCCGGTCCTGTCCGCACTCAGATTATTGGTGAGAAGACGCGGGAAAACGAGGCACAGGCGTTTCGTGTAAAAGAGTTTATGAACTACTACATCACCAATGTGATGGAGGAGTACACGCCTGAGTTTGATCAGATGTTGTTTTACCTGCCACTGGCCGGTTCTACTTTCAAGAAAGTTTACTATGACGAGGCGATAGATCGCGCTGTCAGCAAGTTTGTCCCGGCAGAGGACATTGTGGTGCCGTACGGCGCCAGTGATTTAGATTCTTGTGAAAACATCACTCAGGTTGTGAAGATGACATTGAATGATCTGCGTATTCGGCAGGTCATGGGTTTTTACAGGGACATTCCCGTTATTCCGGCGCAAGGCGCAGAGGACGAGATTACGGGGGAGATCAATAAACTGGACGGGGTAGAGCCCAGTAATCTGGATTATGACTGCACTTTGCTTGAGTGCCATGTCAATCTGGACCTAGAAGGTTTTGAAGACACGGGGGAAGATGGCGAGCCAACGGGCATCAAAGTTCCGTATATCGTCACGATAAGCGAAGATAGCGGACAAGTTTTGTCTATTCGACGCAATTTCAAAGAAGAAAGCGACGTAAAGAAAAAAATCCAGTACTTCGTGCATTACAAGTTTTTGCCCGGTTTTGGGTTTTATGGCCTTGGCCTGATCCACACCATTGGGGGCTTGTCTCGCACAGCCACTGCGGCCTTACGTCAGTTGATTGATGCGGGTACGTTGTCAAATCTACCGGCAGGCTTCAAGGCCCGCGGCCTACGGGTCAGGGACGATGAGGAGCCGCTACAGCCCGGTGAGTTCAGGGACGTAGATGCGCCCGGCGGGGCTATCAGAGACTCTCTCATGCCGTTGCCCTTCAAGGGTCCGGACACCACGTTATTCCAGCTTTTGGGCTTTGTGGTGGATGCGGGTCGTCGGTTTGCGACGATCACGGACATGAAGGTGGGCGATGGTAACCAGCAGGCGGCTGTCGGTATGACGGTAGCGTTGTTGGAACAGGGCTCACGGGTCATGAGTGCGGTGCATAAGCGTCTGCACTATGGGATGCGTCAGGAGTTCAAGCTTCTTGCGCGGGTGATGTCTGAGTATTTACCGCAGGAGTACCCCTATGCGGTGATGGGCGGTGATCGTGCGATCATGCAACGGGACTTTGATGATCGGATAGACGTGGTTCCGGTATCAAATCCCAACTCTTTCTCGCAGGCACAGCGTATTTCACTGGCGCAAGCCCATCTACAGATGGCTATGCAGGCCCCGCAAATACACGATTTGCATGAAGCCTATCGTCGTATGTACGAGGCTTTGGGGGTCAATGACGTAGACAAGATATTGATAGCGCCGTCCTCAGACGATCCGATACCGAAAGACCCTGCTCAAGAAAATATTGACGCCTTGGATAGCGTACAACTCAAGGTGTTTGAAGGTCAGGATCACGATGCTCACATTATGACGCACCTGACATTCGGCACTTCTGGGACGCTACAGGCCTTGCCACAGTCTGCTATTTCGTTGCAAAAGCACGTAATGGAACACGTTAAGGTTAAGAGCCAAGAGATTGCTACGGCACAACTTTTACAGCAAACAGGTGGTCAACCTTTGAATGCGGATATGGAGCTTGAGCTAGAAGCCATGGTCGCTCAAATCAATGCACAAGAGTTTGCCAAGCTGAAACAGCTTACGGCACAGATTACGGGCCAGAATCAAGGTGACCCGCTGGTGCAACTCAAGCAACAGGAGCTTCAGTTGGATGCTCAGAAGCAACAGGCCGATTTGCAGATGGATCAGGCAGAGTTGCAAATGGACCAACAGCGTATGTCCAACAAGCAGACGGAGTTCCAGCAACGGCTTGCTAGTCAAGAAAGACAGACGCAGGCTAGGATTGATGCGGCTTTACAACGTGAATTGTTAAAACGAGGTAATTGATATGAAAGTTAAGGTAGATGGCGCACCGCCCAAGAACCCCCCAAACCCTGTAGCCAAGGCCGATATCCAAGGTCAAGGCTCTATTCCTTACGCTGTAGCAAAGGAAGAAAAGACTCCGGATATTACGTTTGCCAAGGTAACTACAGGCAAAAAGCGTGGTATGGGGGCGGCTTTACGTGGCTCACGCTTCACTAACGCTTAATTTAGGGGGTTTTGATGCTACAGGCACTGATAGGTCCCGTTACCGGTTTACTGGACAAGTTCATACCGGATGCTGACGAAAAGGCGAAGCTTGCACATGAAATTGCAACAATGTCAGAGCGTCATGCTCAAGAGCTTGCACAAGGTCAGATTGAAATTAATAAAGCTGAAGCGGCACATAAATCTATGTTTGTCGCGGGCTGGCGACCATTTGTTGGGTGGACTTGCGGTGTTGCTCTGGCT